TAAAGATGTCGATGCAATTCTTACTGAACCAGATATTATAGATAATTTATCACTAGGATTTGTAGTTCCAATACCAACGATACCAAAACTGCTTGTTCCACTTGCACTAATATTGCTTGCGGTAAGATTAGTAATTATAGAAGTGCTACCACTAACATAACTTGCAGTACCTACAGTTATACTATTTAGTGATGCGCTATTAATACGAGCGGTACTATCAAAATAAATGAGAGAACTGGTTGCTGCAGCTATTTTAGTTTCTAAAAATGCTGTACCTGAACTACTTACTTGACTTAAGATTAAATCGCCGGTATTATAAACTATTCCAGATCCTATTGGCATATTGTATAAATATTACTTTATTTATGTTTATATAAATATAATAACCCAAGAGGTTTATTTCTTGGGTTATCACTTTATTTACACTTTTATTGATTGTTTTATGGTGCCCAATTTGAAATTGGAACTCTCTTCCAAATATTGCCCGTATAAACATAGATAAAATTATTATCTACAGTTATTTGTCCAACAAATCCGGCATTTGTTGGTGAAGAAGGAACTTGACCTGTACCAGGACTGCTTCCTGTAGATACTTGAAGAATGTTAAATGAACCAGTAACATAAGTTACCAATGCACCAGTAATATAGGTAATACTACCAGTAGTTGCTGTAATTCTGCTTGAACTAATTGTAGTTCCAGTATAACTTAATGTAGTTCCATCATCACTCAACGCAGAATCGGTGATTCCTGTTGTATCATATGCTTTTGGTATTTTGTTTGGTGTAAATCCAGTAATATTATCTAAACCAAACGAACTGGTTGGACCCAATACTATATTACTTGCAGTATTATTTTGATCAACTGTGATCCAATTATCTTTATTACCATCCCACAATAATGATGCGCTTCTTTGATTACTACCACTGTCAAATACTTCGAAACCAGCGTATCTTTCATATGGGAAATATGCATTTAATTGAATGATATTATCATTAATAATTACTGTACTTGAACTAATATAAACTACACTAGAACTGCCAAATACAGTAAAATCACCAGCAACATTCAATGAGCCAGAAATCCATGTATCTTTGCTGATTCTTGCACCACCATCAACTCTTAAGGCTGCAGTTGTGTCTGTATAACTTGTCGCATTGTCTGTTCTACTAATATATAAATCTACAGGTACCGTAACTTCATTTATTCCTAATGTCAAATTAGTATTACCGCCGGAATCTTTAATATCATTTCCATTGACTTGTAAATCGCCAGCAATAGTAGTTAATGCAGAAGTAACTGTTACTGCAACTCCGCCAGATCCATCTTTTATTATATTTGTTCCCGCAATAAAATCACCAGCAGACTTTACCGTGCCCGCAGCGTTTCCCAACAAAACTTGTCCTGTTGCTGCACCACCAATTGTTACTGATTGTGCATTCGTATTAAATAAAGTTGCAGTTCCTGTCACAGTTGTTGTAATATCACCGCCATTTACTGCAATATCACCGGAAAATATACCATCACTTCCACTAATAAACCCACTTGCACTTATATTTGAAGCAGTCAAATTAGTAACAAATGTATTAGAGAGCGTTGTATTTCCTACAACGGACAAACTTCCGCTAATAGATGTACTACCTGTAATTCGTGTAGTATCAGTTACCGCATCGCCTAATACTGTATTGCCTAATACTGTAAGTGTTCCGCCATCAACTATACTTGTTTCTACTCTTACTGTACTAGCACTAATATTGCCACTTGCACTAATATTGCTAGCAGTAATATTTGTCGCAAATACATTTGATAGTGTAGAATTTCCTATTACAGTAAGTGTACCCGCATCTTGTATTGCACTCGCAGTTAATCCTGCACTCGCACTAACTAATCCGCTGAAGGTGGCAGTAGTACCAGTCAATCCAGCCAATGTTGATGCGCCAACTACTGTTAGTGTACCTGCATCAGTAATATTAGTTTTTACATATAAATTGCTGGAACTAATATAACCACTTGCACTAATATTGCTAGCAGTAATACTGTTTACATTTATATCAGATGAACCTGTTAAAAAACCAAATGAATCGGTTTGTAAAATAAGTCTTGAACCACTAATAATTGTTTCAACAAATGGTGCTTGTCCACCCTGCAATGATGCAGAAGTTTGTGGAATTACTATATTTAATACATTTGAATTGGGGTATGGCATATAATTGTCTGTTTATCTAGTTATAAATATAAATATAAAATTAATTAATATATAATTCTTAGACTTAAACAGTCCAATCTGCAATCGATTGTCTTAACCATCTTCCACCAGCATAAATATAATGATAATCACCATCATATGCCATCCAACCATCTTCACCATAATCAGTTGGTGTATTTGGAACAGGATGCCAAATAGTAACTTCTTGAGAACCACTAACTGTTAAGTTTATAGTTTGTTGTATCAATGCGGCATAACTTTGTCTAATTGTAGTAATTGCTTCTCCAGCTGCAGTAGTAGATTGTTCGGTTGCGATAGTACCTTTAGGAAATCTCCATTCACTATCATTTTCGGCAATAGGATTTATACTATAATAAGGATTTCCTTTGTTACTATAAGTATTTTCCTTAACTTTCTTATTAACAGCAGCCATTTGAGTACTACTAACAATTTCCGCTGTCAATTTTACTTGTTTTGGTGTCAATAATCTTTGAACAGTTTGTTTTCTATCTTCAAAAGATTCTGGCAACAAATAAGCATTGGTAGTTAAAGTAAATGTACTTCTCACCATTCTATCTTTTTCACCACTTGATTCAATCGTATTGGTGTAATTGTCAATTTTAACTCTGAAGTTAAATCTTTGTTTATCTCCCCAATAATCTCCTTCTGCAAAATTAATTTTTTCTAATATTGCATTGTTTTGTTCAACATATTCAGTCCATACAATAAACTCATATTCTGCCTTAATATGATCAGGCATTGTTACTGCAAATATTTGATTGGTAGGTGCAACAGTCTTATTTAATAAATTGAACTTATCGTATTTGTTCTTTTCATTGAACTTAGTCATTACTGGATAACTCAAATAACGATTAAATGTTTGATAACCTTCATCTTTCGCAAATGATGTTCTTTTAACCATTATCAATGGTATTTGTAATTTACCTTGTTGATCTCTTAAACCACCTTGAGCTTTTGCGGCATACCATTTTTCAGGATTACCATATATAATAGGCACTTTTATATTTTCACCTGCGTCAATTACAGTAGGATTGATAACATTTTGTATATAACTAATCAATGCAGTATCAACATCCAATAAACTAACAGTAAAGTTTTTCTTTGGATCTTCATCTCTTCTAGTATCCAACGCAATATTTCTTACATTAGATACAATAGGATTGTTCTTTTCAACATTGTTATTTGTTGGTACTGGATTGTTTTTATTACCTTCCCACATAATTAATATTGACGGTTAACTAAATTAATCTTGCTCAACTTAGTATAATGACTGTTACAGATTATACTATGCGATTTATTTGACTGACCACCTAAAAATTGTTCTTGTACAACATTATCAATTTCATGATAACGATCATTGAATAATATCAAATCGCCAACTTCAGGATAAAAACTCGCATCTTTTAAAGACAGTTCTCTGAATTTAAATACAACAGTTTGATCTCTGTCAGGTCCAAATCCTTCATCATCGGTACTAATATCACCACGATCAATTAAAGTACTTAATTCTACACCAGGATAAAAACTTTTACCTTCAGCTGCAACTGTTTCACCATAAATGTTTGTGTTGGTTTCATTTGGTGCGATTTTAAACAAAACAACAAGCGTTTCAATAATGTCACGCAATAATTCTGCATTAAATTGGTTTACCAAATTAATGTCTCGTTGACTAAAATATCTTCCAAATAATGCCATATTACTTTATTAAATGAAATGTTGCAAATAAGACATGGGTTTATCATGAAATATTAATATAAAACCAAATACTAAAACACCAATATAAATTAGTAGTGGAACTGTTTTCATAATAGATGTCATTTTTTCAGTTTCATCTGCTTTAGCTTCCATTTGAGCTTTACGACTGGTTGCTTCAAGATTTTCTCTCAATTGAGTTATTAAAGTTTCTTTTTCGGAAGAAGCTTCACTTCTTAATTCCGATCCATCTAGTGTTACTTCTCCACCAGGAATTGGAATTGTACTATATTTTTGTCGAATCAAACCAAGATTTTCTTTACACAATGCCAAGAAATATTTCTTAACCCATTGTTTTCCAACTGCATTTAATTTATAATAAACCACATTTTGATATGGAACATTACTATAATCACTGACTACATCATAATTACTTCCACTACTAAATGTATTTGCACCATTTAATTTATCTTTTTCAACAACATATTCAACATAAATTGTATGATCGTGAGTAGGAATAGGAAATATCTTTAATTTATTATTGACAATTTCAAAGCTATATGCACTCTTACGAACCATATCATTAAATTCAATTGCTTGACCTCTTAATAAATCTTCAAATATTGGTGTCATCAAAAATTGTGTAGCAGGACTATATCCAGCAAAACCCATTTCATTCAATACATTGCTATAACTCATACCAGTCATACTAAATGGATCATATATACGAGCAAATGCTGGTGGAGGACCATGAAATACTCTTCTAATTTCAACTCTACTACCTGTTTCAAGAGTTGTACCAATTATTGTTTGTAAATCATATGTTTGTACACTGGAAGTTAATTGGACTGCAGCCTTTTTTATATCAACATATCCACCTACACCAACTTCACTACCATATCCTTTAGCTAATTGTATTATATATGGTAATCCTGTTCCGGTAACATTTTTTCCTGTAATATTAGGATTATTTGCAGTGCTTAATCCTTGTAAATTCAATAAATTATTTCTGATATTAAATTGATTTACTTGAGCACCATATTCATTAACAGCTTCTTCAAATGCTGCATAAAAATTTACATCAATTAGTTCAATGTCAATGATTGGATATCCCATTCTTTTTGCAGCCCACTCTGCGCTTTTCTCACAGTCATATTCAAAAAATCCAACACTTGCTGTTAAACTAACAGGAGTAGGTTCTGTCAAATAAAATCCAAATGGTATGCTTCCAGTAGTAACTGCACTACCGCTACCTGGCCATCTTACTCTATCTTGATCTAAATTAGCACTCATTGTTTATAAATATATTATAATTTAGTTATTCTAACTTTTAAATCACCATTTCCTTTAATAATTCTATGCCAAACTTCTTTTGGTATAAAAAGTTTACCAGACATAGTTTTTGGTAATTCATTATCCATTTGTAATTGCCAATCTGTTATACCAATTATTTCTACAATTCTATCTTCTCTGTCTCTGTGCCATTCCAAATCATCTATATCTACATTTTCTTCAAATTCTCTTAGATATAAATTATCTTGTAAATGTGTTTCTTTAAATGGAAATTCCATATCACCAATATTTGCCCTTACTCTTGGTACCTAAAGATTTAATTCTATGACTTCTGCAACTCCAATATCCGGCTGTAGTTCTATCTTTCTTTTGACTACATCTATGTCTAGCTCTAAAACTTTTTCTACGAGCTTTACTACTAGCTCTAATTCGCATTTTAGGATCACCAAATGTAACTTTCTTGATGTTACCATTCTTACCTCTTACATATACGGCAAATTTCTTTGGTCCTCCTGGAGTTCTAAATGGTCTACTAAGATGTACAGTTCTGCCTCTGTGTTTGACTTCATTAATGTATTCATCTTCATCCAATTCAATTGGCGCATCTAAATAAACTTCTATACCTTCATATATTGCTTTAATTCCTAAATCACTTTCTATAATATCTACATCATCATCATTTAATTCAATTATGTCATCATTGTATAAACCACGAACTTCATTTACTAGTTTAAAATATCCTTCACTATAAATTCTAAATATATTTTCTTCTAATGTAAGTTTTCTATATAAATGATATTTTAATTGTTCGCTTATTTGAACATCTTTAACCAACTTCATTGGTTCATTTTTTTCTAAAATTTCATCCACTATATCAGTTAAATTAATCATATAATATAAATAGAATTACAAAATAAAAAACCCCGGCATTTCTGCCGGGGTCATTGTTTAATCTATCTTAGTATTGATTAGATTTGGTCTAGGTCAGATACATAGATCTTACCATAGAATTCTGGACGAACAACCTTCTTAGCATAACGAGTCAATACGCCACGACGTGGTGTGAAGTTGACTGGATCGTATACCAATGGAGTTTGTACTAGTGGGATGTATGGGGAATATACAGCACCGGTTTCTAGGAAGTTATTTCCACGGAAGCCCATCAAGATGGTGTTTTCTTGCATATATGGGTTCTTGTAGACTTGGAAGCGACTTGCGAAGCTACCAACACGACTTACACCCATTGCGAACTTAGCAGAATCACCGTCTGTGTTAACAACATATCCTGGGATTGATTCCAAGATGGTTGCTACATCTGGACCTACTACTAGGAAGTTTGCACCACCACGTAGAGTCAATTGATGAATCTTGTTGCTTACCTTTTGAATCTTGTTACCAAGAGTTTGGTACCAAGTGCTCTTTACGTAAGCAGTACGATTGGTTGAATCGTTGTTTACGGTGAATGTTGGTAGTCCGTTAGCATCATTTGCACCCTTAATGATGTCTTTACCGATTACTGCAGACCATGCTTCGGTTGTCAATGCAGGAGCTGCATTAATCAACATGTCCATAATTTCAAGATCAATTTCCATTGATACATATTCACTCAAGAGAGCAGTCAATTCTGCTTCTGCATCAATGCTATGATAAGCATTCAAGTCTTGAGCCAATTCTGGGGTCCAGACTGCCTTTAACTTACGGGTCTTAGCAACGATAGGTTCGCTCTTAAGTTCCAAGTTAACTTCTGGAATGTTGATATCGGTACCTTGGTTGATACCAGATGAACCACCAGCAGATCCCTTGAATGGATTTGTATCTTCGAAGTCACCACGGGTACTGTCAGTAGGTTGTACTGTATATGTCAATGTAGCATTACCTGGAGTTGGTGCTTGTGAACCAGTTACAATGAATTGAATTCTGTAATATGGAGATGCCAATGAACCAGTGTTATATACCTTGGTTAATTCATTGATTTGTAGGGTTGGATCAATTGATGAACCGCTCAAAGCAAAGCTTCTTACTGCATTCAAATCAATTCTGTTGCCGGTATTGTCGCCGACGTTTACAGTTAGTTTTCTGTATGAACCTGTAGCAACATATAATGAATTCAAGTCAACATCACTGAAGCTTACTGAACCTGTAGTAAATGACAATACTGAAGAAGTGAAGTTTTCAGTATATGCATAACGACCTACACCGTATAGACCGTTTACAGCCGCATCGGTAGAACCAAGCTTAGTGCTGTTACCACCGAACAAGGATTGTCCGTTGTAACCGTTTTGGCCTGGAAGACCACCACGGGTAGTACCATACTTGAAGTCTAGATAGAAGATTAGACCGGATGGTAGGTTCATTGGTTGAACTGAAACGAATTCCTTAGCGGAAATTTCAGCGAATACACGACGAACCAATGGAAGAGCTACGCCAGCCCATTGTTCACTGTTTGCAGAAGTACCAGTAGCGGTAGCTTCGTTCAACAATTGTTGTGCTTGGTTTTCAAGCAAGATGGACATGTGTGCCTTATCGACACCTTCTAGTCCTTCAAGAAGACCAGTCTTGTCCCATTTGCTTTGCAATCCACGGGTTTCAGTCATCAACTTAGCCTGTGGATTCATATTGTTTGTCAATAATGATTTAATATCACTCATAATTTGAATTTATTTTATAGTTAGTTTTTACTCACCTTAATTTAACTTTTTACTTCTTAATTCCGGCGAGCTTTTGGAATCTTGAAGCCATCACGTTGCTGTTTTCTACAATTAGATCCTTTTTAGGAGCTGTTGATGCAACTGGTTTACTTGCCAAACCTTCGGTGATTGTTTTTGCAGTTGTATTAGTTTTCTTGACAACTGATCCACCTAAACTATATGATTCGGACAAAATAGTATAACTCAACTTGACTTCACGGATGGACTTAGCCAAGTCGAATGTTTCCACAACCTTAAGTTTTTGCTTTTGGTCGAGGTTAAATTGATTAAATAGTTTATTTGTATATAGCAACTTTGCATTCAACAAATTAACTTCGTTAAGTTGATCACGGAGATATTGAACAGTAGACATAGCTTCGTTCAATTCAGCTTGAAGAGATTCGTCAACCTTTTCATCTTCAATCTTTTCATCTACCTTTTCTTCTTTTTCGTCGTCTTCTTCCTTTTCTTCATTGACAATGGATTCTTCCATTTCTTCTTCTTCGGTTTCTTCTTCGTTCAATGAATCAAGAAGTTCTTGTAGATCAACTACTTCTTCTCCTTCAGCTTCTTCGGCTACTGGAGCAGGTGCTGGTGCAACTGGAGCTGCCATTGGATCAACTGGAGCAGGTGCTGGTGCAACTGGAGCTGCCATTGGATCAACTGGTGCAACTGGAGCTGGTGATGCTGCGGTTGGATCAACTGGAGCAGGTGCTGGTGCAACTGGAACATTTGGGTCAACTTGACCTGCTTCATCCAATTCACCTTCTAGTTCAGCGAGAATTTCATTTAATTCTTCATCTGTAATTTCCATTCCTTCATCCATTGCATCATCTGATGCGGACATTTCCATTGGCATTGTTTCAGATACTTCATCTGAACCATATTCACCTTCAGAAATTTCGTTTTTTAATTTTTCGGCTAACATAGCTTCTAGTTTTGGTTGGAATGCTTCTTCCAACGCAGCTTTTGCATTTGCAAGTGCTGTAGCACGTACAGCCTTAGCGTCAGCAATAGCTTCTTTTAATAGATTTGACATATTTATTTTCCTTATTTGTGTGAAGTTATTGAGGATTTGAACTTCAATGAAGATTAATTAATTATATGTTGCGACAAAGGAAATGTCGTATTACTGTTAAATAAATATAAATAAAAAATTGAAAGTAATAAAAAATATTGATATTTATAGTATTATGCCATATAAAATCAAAGGTAAATGTATTTACAACAAAGACACTGGTAAAAAACTTGGATGTACAGATGGTGATGTTCAAAGATATTTGCGTGCATTGTATGCAAATGTACCAGATGCAAAAAAGAATGAAATACGAACAAAACTCAAAGAAATATTTCGTAGATCATTCGCAAATGTTATCAATGAAACTGCTGAACTTAATAAGAAAAATGTTAAGTTTAGAGACGAATTAAATAAAAATCAAGGACTTGATTTTAAACCATATGAAGTTTCAAAAATTGCAGAAGTAACTGGTCCAGTCAACAACAAAAATGCAGGATCTGGTATGGAATTGAGTTTTGATAAAGAATTCAATGAAAATACAATTAAGTTTGTAATTAAGAAATTAACAAACGAAGAAGATGATACAAAAAATTCTTTCAAATATGGTGTATGGTATACTGAATATCAAAATGAAGAAGACTTTGATAAACCTTCAGCAGAAATTCGTTATAAGTTATCCGATCCAATTACTAATGATACTGGTGAAGGAGAAATAAAAAATAAATTATACAGTTTCATAAAAGACGCAATTAAAATTAATAATTAATTATGACACACTTAAAATCATTCTTAACAAAAGAAAGTGGAGAAAAAGAATATAAGTTGGATGATATAGATCATCCAAATGGATGGGATTGGAAAGAATTAGATATGTTATATGGAATGGGATTTGAACCAGAAGGTGATGCACGACTTGTATTAAAAGTAAAAAATCAAAAAGACATGGATGATTACACTTATAAAATATATAAAACAGATGACGATTATATTTTATTAATAAATGATACCAAACATTTATTTAAATCGTTCAGTGATATGTTAAATAAAATAGATGAACTTGGTTCAGTAGAAATTTAAAAAAATAAACCCCACTGTAAAAAGTGGGGTTTTTCGTTTCTATTTATAATGTTTTAATGACTTTTAATTTCAAAATATTTTTCTAAAATATTGCCCATATCTTCATATAAACTGACCATTTCATTGTTTTGTTGTTGACATTTAGCAGCATTTTTCTTAAATGCTTCAGACATCTTCTTCAATTCTTTGAAATGACGAATAGCAGTATTTTCTTGCATCCAATCACCACATTCATTCAATGCATATGTTTCGGCATATTGTGATATTTTATCAATATTTTCCGCAACTTTCATCAATTGATGATATTCATAAAGAACTTTTCCATATTCATTATAATTATGTACCAATTCATAAAGAGCTTTCTTTTCTTCCTTGGTAAGTGTCTTTACTGCTGCAGGTGATTCTCCAACAGCTTGTGGAACTGGTTGTGAAGATTGGGATTGATTTTTAATTCCCAATGTTTCTGCTATTTCAGTTAGTTTGATCATATGATATAAATATTATCTTAATTTGAAATTATTCTTTTTTCCTTCTTTAAATATATCTCCAGGACCTTGTTTAACAGGACTTTGTTTTTTGTCAACTGCGTTTGGACCTAATATATCTTTGCCTTGGAAAGCAGAATCAATTTTCTTATTTAATTTAATTCCTTTGACATTTTTATTTACTACTAAATTTGCCAATTCAAGAAGATTTTTATACAAATTCTTCATTTGAACTTGATCTGCTTGAGCTACATTAATTGATTTAACTAATAGACCAATATCAACCAACTTAGATAAAAAGAATTTTGCTCTTGATAATTCTTCTACACTCAAATTAGATTTTGCTTGACCCAAAGAACCTCCAAGTTTAATATCTTCTTCTTTTATTACTGGTGGAACTGCACCAGCAGGAGCTTTTCCGCCAGGAGCAGATGATTGTCTCTTACCATACATTTGTCTTAATTCAAATGTTGCACCAACAAGTGATGGCATTACATCAGAAATTTGTTTAGCTAAACTACTATATTCCTTAATGTCTTCATTAACTTGTTGTAATAATACGGATGGATCGCCAATTTGTTTTCTATAATTGGCAGAATTTGTATTCAAAATACCATTGAGTGACTTTAAAAATGTTCTCAATTCAATCATTGATCTAACATTTTTAGTTGCATCTTTATCTACTGGGAAATCAATTGTTTTTTGAATTCTTGCAGCTAAATCCCCCGCAAATAATGCACTTCCTTTAATTCCATTAATGTGTTTAGCCAATGATGGTTTTACTTGATTTGGTTGTTGTACTGGTTGTTGTTCTGGAGCTGGTGCAGTTGGAGCTTGAGTTGGAGTAACATTTTGATTCAAATAATCAAGAACATTTTTGAATCTTGTTCCTTGACTTTGCATAAATGGAATTACTTCATCTTTTGATTTATTGAACATCTTACCCAAGTCAATCAAAAATTCGTCGTATGCCTTTTGTTGTGCAGCATTTAATGCTTCTTCTAGTGTTTCTTCTACACTTTCATTCCATTTTTCTTCAATGTTTTCATTCAAAGATTTTTTAAGAGTGTATGTGTTGTTATATGATTTAACAAACATTGATTCTTTATTTTCTTTAAATATAGCTTTTGGTCTTCCCAAAGTATCTTTTGGACCAGTATATCCTCTAGACTTATAATATTGTGCTTGTTGATCTGCATCAAAATCGACTCTAGCTGCTCTTGTACCTGGTTCTACATATTTTGGTGCTGTTGCACTTGGAGTAGCAGGAATATTTTGTCCTTGAACAGCTGCTGGATCAGGAGGCATTGTATTTCCTGGTGGAACTTGGTCCCAACGAGTTGGTTCAGGACCAATTGGTTCAATATCATCTGGAGTTCTTGGTGCTGTTGGAACCTTTGCTGCTTTTTGTTTAGTTACTTGAAATGCATTTGGACTAACTTCGCCTGCTTGGTCAATATATGATGATATAGCATTTACGGTTGCGTCACCTGCACTTGCAAGAGTATAACCAGCTACACCTTGAGTTAAACCAGACATTACTGCATCACCTGTACCACGACCTTGAATCTTTGCTAGAATAGCATTACCGATACCGTTTATTGCAGCACCAGCAGCTTTACCTACTATTGGATTTGCAGTAGCAGTAGCAGCAGCAACACCCGCACCAAATGATGCAGCGGCTAATAAAAATTTTATTTTACCTGGATTTTCTCTTATACCTTGAATGATTTTATCTTTTAGAGACTTTGGAATACCTGGATTTTTTACTACGATATCTTCCGCTGTTTTTGGATCGGGAGCAGGAGTTGGATCGTTAACAACTCTTTTATCAAGAATTTCAATATCATCGACGATTTTATCCTTCAACGCATCAGCATTTGGATTAGATCCTTGTCCTTGAGTTTGTTTAGCTTTTTCAAACTTTTGTTTGAAGTTATTCAATAAAGAATCTACTCCTGCATCTTTACTATCTGCTGTTTGTGAACCAAAACCAGAAAGATTCTTTATTCCTTGACCTGTACGAACAACGCCGGCTTTAACACGGTCAAAGAAACCTTCTTCCATGCTTTCAAGAAGCATTTGTTCGTTTTGATGGAAGTAAATACCAGTATTTACACCCATATCGTAACATTCTTTTAAGAATGTTTTGGTACTAGAGTCTAAATTTTGATATTCTTTTGATTCAAATAAAATATCATATTGTAATTCTGATTTGAGTTTAATATTTTCAATTAGAATATCATTCATATTATTTAATTTCTCCTAAAATGTCTCTTATTAAATTTTCTACATTTTCCCATTTGTTTGTTAATGGGTTTTTTACAACTCCTTCTTGTAAAGATTGTTCTCCAGATGGAAACATAAACGCACCTTTGGTTGATGGATTGCTAACAAAGTCAAATGCAATCAATTCAAAATCATCTTGAACTTCATCGGTACCTTCATGTACATTCTTTTTAACACTTCCCATTCCTCTGGAACTAATACCCAACTTAATACCACAGTTGAGTAATTCTTTTAAAATATTGCCACTTGGTGTAGTTAAAATTTCTACTTCGCCCATTAAATCATTACCATTCCAATACATTCTTTTTACATTGTGACTTACATTCTTTAAGTTCACAACGCTACTGTCTGGGTGATCTAATTCGCCTAGTGCTCTTCTTTCTCTGATGAAATTTTCATCATATTTTTGAGCTTCTCTTTGTAAAATTTCTTTGCCGTATACTCTACCGTTTTGATTTTTTGCTTCGGCTCTTTGTAGAACACCTTGTACAACCAATGGTCCACCTTTAGACATTGCTTCTTTAAGTACAGATTTATCTACATCAAATGTTATACAATCTACTAATAGTTTTTTATTCATATATATTATACTCCTTTTGTTGCAGTGTTTGTTGGTACAACAGGAGCAACTGGTGTTGCTGGAGCTTGTTGTTGTTTCTTCTTTACGGAAGGTGTAACAACTGCATTACCTAAAATTTTGATTTGGTATGGTGCTTTAACAAAGTATTCACTTTCTTTTTGTTTACCTTGTTCTCTACCTTTGACTACTATTACATATTTTTCATAGTAAAAATCAATACTTACACCAGAAACATTCACTATATAATCTTTTTCTGGTTGACCATATCCTTTTGATGCTCTTAATTGGACTTGTTTGTTTCCAATTTTGCTCATTATTTTGTTTTGAAAAGTTCCTTTGTTTTGTAAAGTAGATTGTGATACTCTAGTTTCAAAATCACTTAAATCAGATTTAGCATCATATAAATTTGGATCTTCTTGTCCTTGTTGTGTTTGTTGTGCGTTTGGATCTTGTTGTGGAACAGCTCCTGGTTCGGCAGCTTCATTTACTGGTTTTGCAAGAGTATATCCAAGAGCAGTAGCTACATCTGGTCTACCCTTTTTATTTTTAGAAACCCAAGTAGGAACTCTTGGTACACCGGCAGAACCTTCTCCACTACCTGCAGCAGCAGAAGTAGTAATTTCGTCCATTACTTGTTTAATTAATTCTTTGATTTTTTGTTTCAAAGATTCATCTGACTTAATAATTTCTTTGGCTTCGTTCATATTAAATTTGATTTTTGATTTCCTTTATCAATTCATATGATAACAATAGAACCATTACTTGATTGTCTTTAACGAGATTAAATTTTTTAACATTATCAAGTTGTTTTACAGTTTCATTAATTTTGATCTTAATGACATCATCAGAAATTTTATTGGTTAATTCAGCCAATTGTTTCTTAACATTAGTTACTTCACTGTCAATTAATGTTTTCAATGAATTTGTATTGCTTATACTATTAATATATTCTTTTAATAAATTCTTTTGGTTTGAATCCAAATCTTTATACTTTTCATTTAGAGATTCGACCAATATTTTATAACTCAAAAGACGAACTTCTTCGTTTTGTTGTTTATAAACATTAATCATTTCATCTTCGGTTTCTTTATTAACTTTTTTAATGCCACATAAATTTTCAACAATACAAGTTCTGGATGTAACAATTTCTTTTACATCAAACTTAGAATTTTTATCACCGTGATTTTCAAAAATTTTATATATTGAAGCTAAGACTTTATAATTCTTAATACTAGACTTAAATAAATCATTAATTGGATAAACATC